CCTAAATAGAACTCATTTCGGATTACTTTACCGTTTGGAAATGCATTTTTTAACGCTTCGATTTGCACATATGACGGAACCCTTTCCGAAATCTCTGCGACTAAATCTTTTCCGTTATTACCATATCCTGTGTTGCCAACTACCCTTAATGACATTATATTGTCCTCATACCCATAAATACTTCTCTAGGGGGCTAGTTCTAGGACTGGCCCCTTCTTTTTTATTCACCTTTCCAGCAAGTCTCCCGATACTCGCAGAACTTACAAAGAAAGAAGTCTTTGCTTTGTGCTACTCTTGGCAAGATGTCACCTGCTTTGGAAGCCGTCAAGATATTTACGGCCTTATCACTTGCCTTCTGAGCCAACTCCTTATCATAAGGAACTAGCTCGTAATAAACTTCTGATGTGTTTTTATTCACAACAGTAAACAGCGCAGGGTGTTTAGTTAAATCCATATATGTTTGATAGAGTGCGATCTGCGTTGCATAAATTATGTTGGCCTTCGCTACGCCATGTCGAACAAAAGACTGAAACTTTTTGTCGTTGGCGGATTTGTTTTCCCATAACGATGGGTATCCCATTTCTACGGGGCCATCGCATATTACGCCGTCGATGTGACCTTTGATTTGATCATCAGCGATAGAGAAGCCAAATTGTTCGCCTTGTTTGTCTTCCGTGCGAAGGTCAAAGCCAGCGTCCCTGATCCATTTTGCTGCGTAGTCTTCAATCTCGTGACCGAACTGAAAAATGCGTAACGTTCGTGCGCTAAACTCTGACCCCTCATCTTGTGGGTAATTCATAAAACGATACTGTATCTTGCGACTACATTCGTCACCTACACTAGATGCGCCAAGATATTTTCGACGTTCGCGCTTCGATTCGTTACGCAAGATGCCATCGTCTACCGCTGACTTGATAGCCTCTGCTGTAGGATCAGAAGGGGATGCTTGTAGATGGGAAGCTGCCCGTTGACTTAAAGTACTTTTGTTCAAGTTCAGCAACGTGAATCTCCTGTGATAACTTTTCTGCTTCTTGCAATCCAAAGATCAAAACGTGTACCTGATCCTCTGATAAGTCTGAAAACTTGGTATCCCAACCAAACTTTTCCAGTATGAATGCCAATTCATTTATTGGCTTTGTTAATGGTGGCATGCTCAATGCACTGTCTCCTCTCCTGCTCCGTCTATAATTAAGTCCATTATTTCGTTTAATTCTTCTTTAGGGACTTCTTTATTTTTGTATTGCATCATCAAAACTGTTAATTCGTTAATGATAACATCGGCTGTCCCGAACAATACTTCGCCTTCCTCGTCTTCCAGAAACTCTTCGTGAACGATTTTATTTACCGTTTCGGTAATTTCTTCTATGTCACCTAGATCTTTACAAAAGCACATGTAATCGTATTCCTCGGTGTATAGTTCTTGTTCGTCACTTCTCTTGGCTATTGAAAGAACGAGTTCAAATCTTGCCATCTCCAACATCCTCTCCGTTGTTATGTCTTAACCATAACGCTAAATCAGAAATAAGATATTTAAATTCAAATGGATGTATCTTGGCGACCAACTCACCATCATACCAGATTTTGAGTCCATCATCATAAACAGACCAACGTATTCTTGCGTCTTTCATAGATATTTCTCCACTGCTATCTCAATTACTGTCCTATTCCACAGGAAATTCAGCATGCATGCTGCTTTATACTTTGTCCATGAAAAGTCCATGAACCCCACTTCGATGCCTTGCTTCCGCAGATGTTCGATCTGCTTTGGCGTTGCACCTTGATCTAACCACCGCTTGGTTTTCTTGGCAGCGCCACCGTCTTCGATTTCACGCAGGAAGTCATCGGCTGCTGCCGTAGCCTGTGTACCGCCGCCTACTGCTAGTACGCGCAACTGCATTCCCGTTGCTTTTGCTTTTCCGAAAGCAATGCTCAACTCTGGTGTGTTGGCAACTCCGACAAACCCTTCGAATCCCATAGCCATGCGTAAGCTACCGTCACCAAACAAGTCGATCCAACGGAAGGGAGACATTTTCATCAGATCGTATTCGGTCATAGTAAACCGAACAAGTTCCTCTTTTTCCTCGGATTCCGATACAATTTCTGTACCGCAGATAGGGCAGACTTGCGCCCCCATAGGAATTTCGCTTTCACACTCCACACAAATCTTTGTGGGTGCTTCGCCCTTTTCGCGATCATCTAAGTTCACTGAGTCTTCAAGTGAGCCGTGCGTGAGAACACTTGTTCCGAAATCCAGAACCACGCAGTCTGTTTTAACAATGTCAGGAAACTCTTCTGGATCAATAGTGCGTAGGCCACGCCCGATCATCTGCACCATTGTGCCCTTCTGAGAACAGGGGCGCGTTAGAACCACACAGGACACAGGTGGAGCGTCAAAGCCCTCTGTAAGCACTGCTACGTTCACGACTACCTGTACGTCACCGTGGGCTAGGTCATGCAGTATTTTGGCTCTCTCTTGCTTTGGTGTGTCTCCTGTGACGATACCCGCGTTGATGTCCTCATAAAGAAACTCTTCTAGAAGGTCTTCAGCGTGTGTGACCGTGCTGCAGAATACAACAGTCTTGCGATCTTCTGCGTGATTCAACCACTCTTCAACAACCTTCTGGTTAATCACCTTGCGGTTCATAATCGCTTCGACTTCATCCATGTCAAAGTCGTTGCCTCTGCGTGTGACCTTATCAAGTTGGTCTTTGACCCCGCAATCAATCACATAGGTACGCGGTGCAACAAGAAAGCCTTCTCGGATTAAAGTGGTGATTTCAATCTGGTGTGAGCAATTGCTGAATACGCTGCGCAGTCCCTTGCCATCGCCACGGTTAGGCGTAGCTGTGAAGCCCACGATTTCTACGTTGGGGTTGTCCTTCTTTACCGCGTTGATAACCTTCTTATAGGTATCTGCGGCGGCATGGTGGCTTTCGTCTATGACAATCATATCAAACACGACACGATCACGTAGGTTCCTATCGCGTGAGATTGTTTGCACCATAGAGAATACTGCATCGCCATCCCAACACTTTACTGCGCCGTTTACGATGCTTGTTGTGATGTACGGGTTAATGCGTTCAAACTTGGATTTGTTTTGATTAACAAGCTCATCTCTGTGCTGCATCACAAGAATCTTTTTACCATCCTTGAATCGACGCCCAATGAGAGCGGACATCATAATGGTCTTACCTGCGCCTGTGGGGGCGACTACTATTGTATTGCTGTGCTTATCGAGTGCGTTAAATGCATCATCGACAGCCGCCTCTTGATATGGACGTAATAACATTGATTACCCCAAGAACTTAAATTCTGAAATTGGAATGTGAACCACTGGTTCAATATCTTGCCAGTCATTGCGGTCTGTGCGACCACCAACCATAACAGGCCAGTCATTCTTAAAGTATGTATAGCCAAGTTTATCTTTCCACTTAACAAGAAGGATGCTGATGATCCCAGATGATTGTTTCAATCCGTTTGCGGCTGAAACTTTGGAAAGAGATAGCAAAAGTGTACTGTATTGATCGTGATTATTTGTCCTAACTTTGACCTCGCAAAATCCAACAACTTTGTCTTGCTTTAGGACACAATAATCTAGGTGATATTGCTTGGGCATCTTTGCAAATCCAAAATTAAACGGACCACAGAATGCCTCAATAACACTGCGCTCATTGCGCAAGTCATCAACAGTCTCATACGTTGGACGCATAAGATTCTCCTTTTAATCTAGAAAGTGAGGGGGTATTTGGCCCACGGCCCCCCTTCCGTGGTCTAGCAGGTGCAGAGTGACCTGTGCCTCTAGATATTACCGATTAGCCCAACTTGGTGCTACACCTGTTGCCTGTGGTTGAGGCGTTGGTGCTGCCGCTGCAGATGTCTGCATGACTGGTTCTTGACCAGTTGGGATAAAATCCTTTTGGTTCGGCGTTAAGGCTGCTGTTAGCTTGTTGCTATCAGAATAGCCATTGCTGCCTTTCTTGATGCCAACTTTAGCGCAAATCTCCATTCCATTCAAGTCCATGATACCTGAAATGTTTCGACGCTGTTGCGCGTCTGGTGACATGTCGCTTGGATCAAGGCTATTCGCGCTTTCAATGATCTGACGCAGTGTTTGCAAGCCAATCTCTTTGGCCTGTGGAATACCGCTCTGACCCATCTTGTCGCCATCGACAAAGATGCGATCCCAGAACTTACGGCGATCATGTTCGCCGCCCACGATTGTGAACTCTAATTCCATCCACTTCGCCTTTGATGACTGTGATTGCTTGAACCACTGACCTGCGCCGAACTCTTGAAGTTCGATGTCGCCCATCTTAACGATGATTACAGCGCGGCACACTGTGGCTGCAGGGATTAGGGTGCGCTCCATTTGTGGTGCGTCTGATACGGGTGCATTATTTAGATTAAGCATTTGCGATTTCTCCTTCGCTAGAATTTTGAGCGTTTGGATCAACAAAGTCCAATGGGCGCTCTGATTGCAATGGGCCTGTTGACATCTTTGCCATCAGTTTACCCAAGTGCGGTTCTTCTAATGTGTCGAGCCTACCAGACCGATCTTTAGCAGGGTAGCCCCATTCGTTTAGGGCACCGCAGACGAAGGCACGAAACGGTCCATTGTCCCCACCAAGGACCGCCATCGTGATCACTTCGTCTACGATTCCCGGCAATTCGCGTCCAGTCTTGCTGCCCTCAATCTGAAGCGCGTATTGCTTTCTGCCATAATCATCGGTAACTTCGTCTAGGATGCCGACGAAAATGACATTCTTTGCGCGGATATGCTGCAAATGCGTAAGCCATGCCATCATCTCGCGCCCGTGCATGCCATAGGCCGAACGAGTGTCCAACTTGCCAGTCCTATCGGATCGTGATTCTGGCTGTTGTTGGCACCACTGAAAACATAGGCGACCTGCGACTGTGATTGAGTCAACAAAGATCGTGCTAAACTTCGCCATAATCTCTTGAGGATCACCATATGTTTGCACAACGTAATCGTAATGTGCTTGGCTATATGGCTGATCCTCTGACAATGATGGGTTTGGCCCACCAATGTAGCATGCAAAGTCACGGCATTCTGCCCATGTTTGAGGACGGATAACGTCGATGGGGTATCCTTCGATAGCCGCATCACCCGCTTCTAAGTCCATGAATAGTGTAGTGTTTGGCTCTAGTGTACGAGCCAATGTTGTTTTGCCTACGCCGCTTGCACCACATACTACGATCTTGTGACCGCGCTTTTCTGCAAGACGTTGTTCGGCTGTAATAATTTGTAAACCCATTTTATTTTACCACCCTTAATTCTTCAGTTGCATATTTTTTCATTACTCCATAAACGCTTTCTTTCACTTGATTCCTAAAGCTGCTGAAAATGGCAACATTTTTAGATTGCGAATCGTAATTTTGAAAAGCGAACATCCCGCGCATAAAGTAATCATTGTCCAAGGAAACTCCAGCCCTGTTAATATGAATTTGACCTTCCATAATTTGACGATACATAGCGATAAAAATCACAGGCCATTCGTTGATTTCATTACGACATAAGCTCTTATAAATATTTAAAGCACTTTCGTGGTCAATGCGTTTTGTTGCAATCGCCAGAGCATAAGCTGCGCGGAAGCCAGTTTGTTTCCAAATGCCACGCGAAGTCTTGGGCGGTTTGATGTCATATTCAATTTCTGAAAGCAAATCACCAATCGAATCTTCCAGAACGCGACTTACATCTTCTGGTGTTGGATGTGAAATTGATGATGCAGATCGCAACAGAAATTGAATTGGATGAACAACTCCATTATGAGCGCCTGTGATATCGGCATTAGACCTAACTTTGCCTTGATCTAAATACTTGTAGATGTCCTTATCTTTCCGAATGCAGATTGCATAGGGAATTGTCATACCAGTTTCAATTTGAGCATTTGAACGATGTTGTCCATTCGTCATAATCCAACCAGACTCAGTTTTGACAAATACAAGTGGCTCTGGATGAAGAACCCAACGATTTAAGTTCATTGATCGAACATATTTCCGAAATGTCGCTTTATTTAAGTCGCGATTTCCTTCGTAATTCCAACCGATTATAGATTCCATTTCTGATGCAGTAATTTCTGCATTAAAATGAATTTGCTTTTGATCAAGCTGATTGACCGATTCGATCATTTTCTTATAGTTTAATTCTAGTAAATCATGAATACCCATCATTCTACCTCTTCGATTGAGAAACCACCAACCTCTACCGTGCGGCAAGGCTCCAATACTTCTTTGATTGAAGGTGGTGCTGTTGTGTACTTACGCTCTTCTACGGCGAGTGTAAGTTTCCCATAGTGACGAGCCTCGTTCTCAGGCATTTCTTGCAATGCCTTGCCAAGCTCATCTTGATCCCATGTTACCTTTTTGCGGACAACAGCTTTCAGCTTTTTGTTTCCCGCAACGATGTGTGTGGTACCAAAGTCTTTACCGTCTGCGCGTAATGCGTCACGCGCTACGGTTAACCACATATCTGAGATTTGATCTTCAATGTCTTTAAGTTCAGTTTTCAAGTCTGAGAGAATAAACTTCAACTCCTCTCGACGTTGAAACAGTTCACTACTGTTCATGTCAGTCTCCGCGTTAAATTTTCTAGAACCCTAGACTTAGGATAGTATGGGATTCGTGTCAACAACTTTTTGTATAAATTTTTTTATTGACATTTGGAAAAGTATGGGGTATTATAGAAAAGTCAACAACAAAAGTTGGCACGTTATTTGAAATGTCTAACATGAGGTTAAAAATGCAAAGTTACAAAGAGCTTGAAACAGCCGAACTGCGTCAATGGTATATGAATGCATATGCAACGCGACATTGTTTAGGTCACAAAAAGCATGATCGAAACAGACGCCTTACAGAATTGTATAGGGAAGAACTTCAAAGCAGAGGAGAGAACGTCCCAAGTAATGAAGAAGTCAAAGAGTTCGGAAAGTTTAACGGACAAGGATCATCATAAGTGAAGGGGCTACGGCCCCTTCTTTTTTGAAAGGTAGATGTCGATGTTATGCACAGCCCTCATAAGTTTTTTCTTCAACTTAAACTCTGGGGTTTCTACGCCCTTTGCGTCTTCGATTATGTGTTCCCAATCACCGTCTTTAGTTTCCTTATCGTACTGGAAGTCAGCAACGTAGGTGCAAATCTTTTGACTGTTGACTGTGATTAAGAAGCGCGGCTGAAGTTCGAGATTCTTTATACGCCCCGCTTTCTCTAAAGACTTTAGGTACAAATACCGCTGCGATTCCCACTTTGAATCAAATGTAATCCCATCAACCACAGTCTTCTTGTTGCCGTACTTCGGCCTTGACCTTTTAAGTTTGGGATTATATGTTGGTTTCGAGTACATTATGGGAGTTATGCTAGTGCCTAAGCCATCAAAATACAAGTCTATAGGTGTCAGCACAGACACTTATGAAAAAATAGTTCAAATGGCGGAGAAAGAACGCCGCAACATTTCGCAGCAATTGTCGCTTCTTGTTGATCGTGAGTATGAATCTTACGGTATGACAAGACAGCCCACACCTGCTCGTATTGTTACAGGTGGTCTATCCGCAATCATTGAAGATTAAAGAAGCCCCGCGCTTCCAAGACCCCCTAGTAGTGTAGAAGCTATATAGGGGTTTCTTTTTGCGCGTTCACGCAAGCTCTGCTGTTGCTGGATAATCCGGGGGTCTATTTTTTGGGTTATCTGCATATTTTCTGCATTTACCGGGGGAAGCACTTGTGGAACACTTGTTCGGCTTGTGCGTGGCTGCTCCGGGGGAGTTCCGCGAACCTGCTGGGGAGAAGTAAGTAACTGCCCCAAGCCCTGACGAGTTGCTACATTGCCGCGATTGATCGCTCCAAGTGTAGCACCTACACCCTTTACCGCCCCTGCTGCCCGTTGCGTTAACGGTACACCTTCTCCAGTAACTTGCGCTGCTGATTCGTTCAGTGCTTGCGTTAGGCTTTGTGCCGCTGCCTGTGGGCTTGTGCGACCTGCCTTAACTTCTAACGCACGGCGCATAACTGTTGGGTTGTTTATCATATGGTTCAACACACGAAAGCGACCCGCTTTGGGGATATTCTTCAGTGGGTTTGTGTACTGACCTGTACGGATAGCGTCTGCAGCTAGTGAACCCGCGCCTCTTGCCCCTGTATCACGCAAGAAAACAAGGTCATCAGCCATTTGTTTGATGTCTTTTACTGCCTGTTCTCCAAGAACTTTGTTCAGCATTTCAGGCTTATAAGACTCCAGCGCATTACGAAGAGAGTAAGCTGCTTTCTCGTTAATGAAGATATCTTCGTCTACTGAACCAAGAATATCATTAACAATTGTTCGTTTTATTGTGTTTTGAGCTTCCGGGCTATCTTCAAAGAACTTCAGGATGCGGTTCATTTGCGCACGGGTCATGTTGCGATTTGTGATCGCCGCTGCTGCTTCTTCTGGGTCTAGGTTTCCTGAGTTTAAACGGCGTAAGATGCTAGACTGAGATGCTTCTTCTAGTCCGACCTGCGCATCACGAACGCTACGCAGTGTTTGAACAATTCCTGCATCTGGGTTCTGAGCCACGATGCGCTGAAGCGTTGCGTCATCAATCTTTTTAACGCCCCCGTAAGCCAGTGATTTTGCTAGGCTTTGAACTTCGCCCCACTGATCGCCAAACAATAGCTTACCAGTTTTGTCTTTGTTCATACGCTTGATTTTGCCGTAGAACTGAACACCGTTAAACTTCGTTGGGTCTGCGAAGTCTTTGTTAGAATCAAGCAGTGCTTCGTCAAGATAACGCTTTGCTAGGTCTTGCCGAACAACTTCTTTCTGACCTTTGGCTGCTTCCAACGCAGCTTCAATACGCGCTGGGCTTTGAATGATTTTGTCGTAGTTCCGACCAACTTCCAGCTTAACGTTCACTCCCGGTTCACCAAGATTCCGAACAATTCCTAAGTTCTCTAAACGATTGAACATACGCATCTCTGCGCGATAGGCTTTGTTTGCATCTTGCAACAAGCTCATAGCTGTACGCATTTTATTTGCATTTCCAGAGCCACCAATACCAGTTAGCTTGACATCTCCCTGCAACATAGTGTCAACGTTGTTGCGTAGATCGACTAAAAGACGGCGAGGGGTGGTGTCTGAGATACTTAGTTTAGGGTCCATCAAAGTATCTTGAATGTTTTTACGCAGTGCGCGAAGACCGTTAAATGAAGTAAAGCCTACTTCTGAACCTTTACTCACAAGGTCATTAATCTGTGCGCCAATCGCTGTAAATTCGTCAGGTGCCGTAGATGCTGCACCGCCGTATCTGCTATCAATCACATCATCAAAGCGCGTTTTTATCGCACGAATATCAAAGACTGGAAGTTCGCCACCCTCAACCTGAACTGTTCTGCCATTTATTGTGATAGGGCCAGTGATTTCTGCCAGCTTATCATCAACAGCCTTGTAGTTAGTGTTCGCGCCTTTTGCGAACTCATCATAGTTATACATCAGGACATCAAGTACAGCGTCATCAATCTCAGTACCCTCTTTCGTTGACTTTGAAAGAATAGAGATTGTCTCATCAATTGCCTTCATGTGTGCTTCTTGGGCATCATCCAAGGAACGTTGCAACTGATTTGCCTTATTCGGTGCAGAATCAGCGATAACTTTCGCAAGGTCATCAGTGGTTGCGCCTGCCACAATCTGTCCTGATTCATCCATAATGCCTGCTTCTTTAAGTAGTTTTTCCTTTTTACCAAGAGCAAAGACTACGTTTTGAACTGCACGTTTTTCTTTTCCCGAAATTGCTTCTGCGATTTGAGATGCACGAGATACCGCTGCAGGCATACCCGCTGCTTCATAGCTTGGCATACCACCCTCATCCATAATCCGCAGAGCCTGTTCGGCTTGTGCCTGACCTAGTTGACGTTCACCCTGTCCTGCAGCACGAGCAACTGCACTTGCGCCTTTGCCTGCGCCTTGAATAAGCGCACGGCCTGCTTTAAATGTGCCCATAGTCGCAAGGTCAATTGTGCCTGCCAAAGCACCTTCGATAGCAGCCTGCTTCGCAACTTCAGTACCAGTTTGCTGCTGCAGACCAAGTAAGTTTTCAATTCCTTCTTCAAGAAGCTGACCACCAGCCGCACCCACACCTGCACCAACCGCACCACCGATAAGGGTTGGCGCACCGATGATACCACCGATTACAGAACCGATTGTTTCAGGAGCTAGTCCTGCAACGTCAGCAAGATCACGACCAAGACGGAAGCCCTCTTCCTCAATGACAAGGTTTTTCTCAATTGGTTCGTAGCCTAGCTTTGCCTGACCTTCAGGGGTCAACGCCAAGCGTCCCTTGGAATCTTTGGTGAAACCAGACTCACCAACCTTTTGGCGCAGTAGGTTTTCTTTTTCCTGTGGCGTTTCCATGAAAGAAAGAGCCGCACGAATGCCGCCTTTTGCGCCAGTGGTATAATCAAAGTTACCTAAGTCTTTGCCAGTGGATGATGCGCTTAATTCTTCAAAAGATTTAGGACGGGCCATACCTAAAGAACTGCCGCGAGATTGAGAGGCACGAAGTTGCTTTAACTCCTCAAGAGGGGTTAAAGATTTTTCCTGAGACTTTCTGATAGCGGCAAGCTCTTCTTGTGGAGTCATTTGTAATCATCCATTGTTAGAGGCTGTTCACCTCTGGCTTTTCTATTCTCGTTAATCGTCTGCAACTCTGCCTCTGTTGGCATATCACCCTGCGCAGGCCCAAACTTAATACCTGCGTTTTGCTCCATCCAGCTAACAGCAAGATCAAGGTTTTCTTGAGGCTTTTCTACCGTAAGTCTATATATCTCTTTGAGCTTTTTCTTTATTAGTGCTGCATCACCTGAAACAAAAGAAATTTCACCAACGAGATCTTCAACGCGTCTACGGTCGTTATCAGAAAGAGTTTTACCTGACTCTTGCAGAATGTTAGTTGCCTCCCTTACGGCAATTTCTTTAAGCATTGTACGAGCTTGTGCGATATCAGTTGGCTGATCACCAACGTTAAATCCCAAGTTTCTAAGTCCAGTATATACTGTACTTACCATTTGATCTGGAATGCTAACACCGCTATCAATTGCAGAAATCAAATTTTCAAACTTTGCAGAACCAGAAGTAATGCTTTGCTGTAGTTCTCCAAAGCGTCGAACAACCGTTTCTGGGTTTTCTGCAATCTTAAACGAAGTTGGTGTTAGCCCTTTATAGTTCGGATCAGCCGCTGCGGCTAAAACTTGTAACTCAGGCGCAACATCATCAGCTTTACCGCCAATCAAAGATACACGTTCATACCCTGACCACATATCTCCAAGATCAACGCCCTCTGCACGTTTCTCTAAGATAGACATACGGTCAGATGCGTCAATGAACTCATACTGATTGTCAAAGTCCTTGTTATCAATCAGCTTATTAAGCTCAAATGGATTGAGATCAACGAACTCGCCATCATCAAAGTTCGCGAACTCTGTGCCTTTGCCGCCTTTTTTATAAACCCAATACTTGCCACGCCTTTTACCCGCCAAGTCCGCAGCTTCGTCTTTGGCTCTATCTGATCCTCGTGACTCAAGAGCATACTTACCAGCAGCCAATGCAGCAGTTTGAGCTTTGTTTTTGGCTTTCTCAAGGGCAGGCAATGCAGCAGAGCCAGCTTTACCAACCGCGCTCAACATACGACCTACATTGAATCCCTTACCAGCGCGGTTCTGCATTAATGCTAGTCCCATTGACATCAAAGCCGAACTTTTGTCCACCTTGCCGCTGATATCTACCCCGGTAGCTTCTGCGAACTCTTTTTTATAATCATCAAGAGTACGCTCTTTTTTATCAGGTCCAGCGCCACGAACAGAATTAATGAAGTCATCCATTGCACTAGCAAAGGTTTCATCAAGTGCTTTCTGCACGTTCTGTGGGTCGGCTCCCATCTCCGGCATCATACCTTCGGCAAGCCTTTCCTCTTCTGCCCGAAATTCTTCCGCAGATTGGCCTCTTTGTTTTTCTGCAATTATATTTTGCGCTATAGCTTCGTCACTCGCACCAGTCGGTGCATTGATTTTCGCAATCTGTTCAGCTATTTCATCCAAAGGACTTATAAAATCATTACTTAAATCCAAGTTCTCAGCGTTTTGTAATCTGAGCTTATCCCTTTCTAGTCTAGAAATGTTATCTTCTGGTCCTGCGAATTTTGAACTTTCTTGCATACTTTTAATTTTAGCAAATTCTGCCTCTAAGCCTTTAGGAGCTAACTCCTCGATCCTGCGCAAACTCTCAGCTTGTCTTTCTTCGGCTATTCTGCGTTCTATTTGAGGATTCACAATTCTGGGGTCCATGCCAGACTGAATCTGACCCTTTCCTGATTCTCTTAATGTTGAAATAACTTTAGACAATTGAGAACTAGGACCAAGACCCGGACCTTCTTCTTGGAATAGATCGCCCAGTCCACGACTTTTTTGAGCCGCTAAGTAACGCTCATATAAACGCGCTGGGTCTAGAGGATCAGCCATAATTGTTCGCCTTATGCAGCTTGGTTAATGCCCTGAAGCGCAGTGTATGCGCCAAGACCAGATACAAATGGATTAGGTTGTTGACCATAGTTTTGCTGAGTTTGTGAATAAACGCCTGCTGACGGAGTTCCTGACAGCGCACCATATGCGTATGTGTACGGTAACAACGCTTGCTCTGTTGGACGCTGATATTCCTGACGCGATGTATCAATCATGCTCTGACGATATCCACGCTCCGCCTCACCTACGCCTGTCATAAAGGCTAAGTCTGCGGGACCAAGAGCGGAGTAAACACGACCAATATCTGCTGTCGTACCTGCTAGACTGTCATAACCCGTCCCCAGATTGCCATACCCAGTTCCAAGCGCCCCTACACTCTGGCCTAAACCACCCATTAAACGTCCTGCTTCTAAGTCGCGAGTAGATGCTTTTTCATATGCGTTCTGAGATGCATCTAAAGCAGACTGATAACCCCTTGCTCTTAGGTCGGTACTAGCTTTGGTTTTCGCGTCTTGAATCGCTCGTTCAACTTCTGCGGCCTGAATGCCTTGACGCGATCCTCCAAATGCACCTGCGCGCACGGCCTGATCAGATGCGCGCTTTCTAGATGTTTCACCCTGACGCTCAATATCTTTTTCAGATTCCTTGATAACATCATCTATGTAAGGATTCATATACGAACTAACATACTGAGATGGGTCATACATGCCACGCCCACCAGACACATACTGTGCTGCAGGCCCAAAAAATGTCTTTGCTTCGCCTATTGTGCCAAGACCGCGACGAAGAGATTCAACGCCACCAGTCGTAGCAGCTCCTGCAGTTTCAAAATATGGCTGATATCGACCTAAAAAGTCTGGAATGCCATCATTATTAGAATCTTGAGAAAGAGCTTGAGAGCCAAACGTTTCTAATCCAAATCCTGTAATATCTCCGGGCTGTGCGCCTTCAGGATAAACTAGCCCTTGCTGTACCATTAGGGCATCATTTGAATCAATCTTACCATCGCCATCATAATCGTACTGCAAATCAGTTTCTATTGAACCTGTACTCATTTGCATTATTTTGGTGGCTAAATCATCAGCGGCCTGACCAGATATCGGCTGCGCCCGGCCCTGCTGACCTGCTAGTCTGTACGGCGCGACACCAAACAAATCTGGACGTTGGAGGATACCGCCCTGCAGAACACCTTCTTTATCCTCTATTCCAAATATTCCTTGGAGCAGAGCTTTCTCAAGGCGCTCAATGTATTCGGGACGGCGTTGAACGGTTTCACTTGTGTATGTTTCGTCAGCCATAATTGTTCGCCTTATTTTCTAGTTGATTCATCATAGAGTAGGCTTTTTGAATACCTTCTTTAGAATCACCGTTACCAAGACCTTTTACTGCGTCTTTCGTTAACACAAATTCACCTGCCATTAACATAGCAGGAACATCATCTTTTTGACCAGAGCCTTCTGACGGCATGATTCCGCCATTGCGACGAGGGAAATACTGACCATCAATATATCCACCAGCCGCATATTTGTTTGGAACGTTGAGTTTAATACGTCCTTCACCACCAAATGGGCGGGAAGCTCTCCCGCTACCTAGCTCTTCATCTTGGTCAAACAGTTTAGACCCAAGACCTGATACAAGAGATGTAGCTAAAGCCTCACCAACGCGAGAGTTTAGAAGATTTGTCATTTTACTATCTGGCTGCAGTAGCCCTGAATCCACAAGAAATTTAGCGTATCCTAATGTATTTTCGCCCTGCTTGAATACTGGGGCCAAATTTGCTGCAGTTTTAGCCACCGATGACAAGTTAGGTCTAGTCGCTATGGCATCTGCGTTTATTTTACCTGAAATTGCTCTATCTGCTGCAGCACGAGAAATTTGATCTGGACTCATTCCCGATACTGCTTGTTCAGTCCCACCACCAAACAAGTTACCTATATTCTCAGAACCAAGCCCTTGCTGAAGAGCAGTAAACATTAGTGCGTCTTTTGTGTCACCACCAAGTAGCTTTGATGTAATAGCATTTGCGGCAAGATTCGTAAGGAAGTTACCACCACCGCCCCCGCCACCAAAGATTCCTGAGATAAGTTTATCTAACATTGGACGCTCCAAGTATCATTTATGCTTTTTTAACACACTATTCGCAGATTTCAAAGGGTACAGCATATCTTACGACAACCAACCATAAATATTTTTAGTCTTCTCGATACGATCATCTAAACCGTGATATCCACCATTCACACGCTTAGTAATGCTCTTAATAATACTATTATTAACACCCTTATCAGCAAGTCCGAACAAGCCGTTCTTTTCAAAGAAGAATATTGCGCTGTCCATTGCAAGCTCAGTCGCAATCGGTGATGGGTCATTTACCAATCCATCACGCCCAATATGTTCGGCAAATTCACGAACGTTGTTTTTGCCAGTTAATTGGATGAAACCTTTTCCTGCAAAAAGCCAACCATCACCGCTGCTTTCGGGTCCATTCCCCATACGGCTTGAGTAAACCTTGTTCGCTAATTTTTCAGGGTTCATCGCGTATGGCGCGGCGTCCACCTCTGTTGCAAAACGAGAAGGCCAAACTCTGCACATAGTAGATGCACGGTAGTTAAGGTTTTCTTCGCTAACCATAAAGTTTGCACTTTCGTGCGCTGCTTGACCTAATAAGTGTGCGCCACGTTTTGGTGACAATTTGTAACGATCTGCGATTGCACGGGCCGTATTGGGGCCGAACGCCCCATCTGCCGTTACGCCACACTTGGCCTGCAATATTTTGAGTGCTTCACCTTTTGCCATTATTTCTTACCCCCAAAAAACTTAGTTGCTGACCTGACGGCGAAGCTACTAGCGACGATTACACCCAAAGTATATTGATACCATTCTGGCATGGATTCCAATGCAGCGAATCCATTTGCGACAGCGTTTCTGCCAAACTCACCACAAAATGACAGCACAAGAGGGATTGAAAAGAGCAAAACAAGATATTCATCTTTCCATGAGCTTTGGGTTCCTTGAGCCATAATCCGCTCCCAGTCCGCAACGCTTGTCTTTTCGCTGAGAAGGATCTTGGATTTAGTTTCTGCCTCAGTGAGCTTTAACTTGGCTTCCGCTGCGGTTTTATCAGCTTTGCCCTGCAACCAGCTTCCAGCGAGGTTGGCGATTGGCCCTATAAATGCTTGTATCATTTTTCAGAACCTAACCACACGGCAAACGCGCCCGTCATGGCCCCCGAGCAGATGCTAATCATTGCGGATTGTTGCGTGGACAAATCATCCAAACTCATTCCCCACTCCAAAACGCGTATATACATGATCGTCATAACCAGCATCATAAGACGCGGCATGATCTTCCAAGCTAGTAATTTTTCCATGTCAAACCTCTATGTTTAACTTCGTTCCCTGCGGTCTATCCGCATTAGTCTTGCGGCCAAACCTATCATAACTTTCCTGTAAGTCCAATCTTTGCTTTACAAGCGCCTCTAAGTGGCTGTGATTAGCCCTGTGTTCTTTCTCTACCCTCTGCTCCGCTAAATGCGTTTCTATGCGCTCACGCACTCTGGTTTGGGCGTGTATGTCGCTTCCCACATTAAACGGCGCGTTGCCCACTCCTGAAACACCGTCAGCCATCAGATGCGCCCCTGCTTCGCTAAAATTATAACAATGGTTATTCCAAGCATAATTGTAACAATGACTGTGGAGCCGCCGTAAATAATAATGCGCTCAACAATCTTTGCCTTACGCTTCCTCTCTGCTTCTGCCTTGGCCTTGCGATCTTTCCTTGCCTGAACCCTTATGGCTTGCAGTTCGCCCCAAGCAGAAAACCCTCTGGTGGCAATGACGATCTGGCGCAGTTCTTCTTCTGCGTCCTTGGCCCGTTGAAGATTCACAAACGTCTCCATTGCGTTCTCATCCGAGCCGGAAAACAAACTGTTCTTCTTTTTCTCATGCGCGGCGCGTAGCTCATCAACCCCGTCGAAAAACTCCCCGATCTGCTTGGTGACGTTTACAATTTCCTTGCCCGCAGACACCGCTGACTTCACCGCCGCAAACGCTGTAAACGGATCTATCATGTGTCTTTTCCCACAATGACATAAGCCCAGCACTGAGCATCAGGATGTACGCGGTATGTTTTTGGATAGTGGTAATAAAATGAAGGGCGCGGACAGCGATACCCGCAAGCCTTATACATAATTCCAAAGGGATACATTCCAAAGGCAATAGATGTGAGGGCGCAAATCATGGCTCAATTATATCACATTTTATCTGCAAGCTAAAAAGTTTTACGTGGCTAACAGATCCAATGTCCTATGTCTTGCCAGATATAGCCTCTGGCGCAGTTATAGAAATACGAACACCTTTTGCCTCAGAGCCTGTCCAGTTATTGCCACATTTTGGGCAATTACCATCAGGATAAGACGCCACCTCTGCTGGAGTATCTACTATGTTGTCGCAAGACTCATGCGCACAAACAATTGTATCAACACTGGTGGACGGTCGCCACTTCGACCCATCGCCTAACACAATAATTGTTTCATCACTCATGTCGTTATCACCGTAACCGTTCCTACCGCCCCAGTGCCTGAAGACCCACGAACATGCGGTGTGTTTCCTAACGCAATCTTAACAAAACCTTCTTGCTGAAACAATGCTCCTGTTTCTAGCCCATAGTCATCGGTCTGTAGTTCTGTCAAAACCATAAAAGTATTTCGTCCCTCACCGGGATTTCTCTGTTGCTCTAAAAAAACTGAAAAGGAACGAACCACTTCCGCGAAATAGGCTCTGTCATAACTGTCTGGAGGGATTGGAAAGAACGGTACAGGAATGTTTCTAGACATTATCGCCTACCATCAGGCTTTACGTCCAACCTATTACTTCCAATTCTCCAGTCCACGCCCAAATCATCAGATGTGAACTTCAATCTCATCTGTCGCCCACGCATTCTATAATAAAGCTGTTCTGTTTTTTCACTAGAACTAGCTGTAACTGTATCAACAAACGTCTGTGTGCTGGATTGAAGGTATTCTCCATTCGGAGCATTACGCACTTTTAACTCTATATTTATAGATGGCAAAGATGCAGTTGACTCCTTAAAAGAAACATCTGGTATCATTCTATTTATAAAAGAAAATTGTTCGCCATCTCCAATGTCTAGGGGGCTTGAGTCAATAAACGACACGATTGCAGATGCTGGATTAGTTGTACCGTCGTCAAATCCAGTCTCGTGCGCATAAAGATATCCGTCAGTATGAGCAGCAATAGGGAACGAGAAGATGCCACGGTCAATCCAAGCAGTACGAGCGAAACTGCCATAATACCAAGACTGCTCTGCATAGTTGTAGACCACGTAATTATCTAATTGATCACTATTACCTCGCGGATAAAACCACCAAATTTCAGAGTGTTCAGCGTTCAGACCAGCAACAGATTTTGCTTGTTGAAAAGTATTTATATTATCAAAAATAAAATCACGCACCGTACAGGGAAGTTGTCTAACTGCACCGTCATAGACATAAAATTCAGATACACCCATCCAAAAAACAGCATCCCCCACAGCAACTGCGGCTTTAGGCCCAGCAATAGTAATGTTCTCTGATATAGCTGATATACCAAACGTGAACGGCGCTCCTAAAAACTGCATGACATACAGTGTGGTATCTGTAAATACAGCAATCTGTTGGCGCGTTTCTACTGCTAATACTATTTCTGACCCAGAGCCAAGACGCAATTCACCCGCAGTGTTATCAGTCCTAGTTTCCCAATCTGTAAAAGATTCTTGACTTGAGAATCTTATAGTTAATGCATCCTGAGTTCCGGGGGTTGACTCGCTATCACATCCAAACGCTATAATATGTCGATCACGATCTGAAACCATTATTTGCTTCGCTACCTGCGGAGCCTTCGTTGCACCTCCCAAATCAGTAATGTTCACTGCCCTAGTGGTTAAACCATTGGTAGCATCCCAATAATATATTCCGCCATCTCGAACATTAATAATTAAATCTTCACCAAAGTTGTCTTGGGACCATAACCGCAACGTATTTGATACAATCTCGTCTGTTGAAGCAGAACCCCAAGTGTCACGACTCCAAGTACCTGCGCCCCAACCTGCCCCAGATACATTTAAATTCAAACCTGAATTAACTTGGTATTTACCTACAACTGATGACCCGCCATTTCCAGTGTCAGAAGAGTTTGCATTAACTTCTGTAGGGTTAAGCTGCCCGTCTTCTGTGATATCAGAGATGCTTGTACCTGCGGATCGTGCCGTGATAGTGTATGTGTTGGCTCCTGTAACTGATGTAATTTGATATTCTTGGTTCAATACGTCCGCTGTGATATTGCCACCCAAACTTGCTGAACCAGAGAACGTGACGAAATCGTTCTGAACCGCGCCATGATTTGTGTCGGTGATAGTTATTTCAGACGACCCATTTGTTGCAGCAAAGGTTATCTCCCCCGCTGATGTTGTGGATCTAAGAGGAGTGATGTCGTTAAACGCGCCACCTTCATCTATGTAAAACTTTAAATTAGTTCCAACACCCAGAAGCTGATCCCGTGCTAAAGTGACCCACGGGTGCAGTGATCGACATGATCCTAAAAAAGATTGGTTGGATATCTTTTGCCAACCACCAATCTTTTCTGGAAATCCTTTTTGGAATCGAACATTATCAATGTCGAACCACCCACCCTCGTTAGAGTAATCGGTAATGTCCCTGATTACACCGGGGCGAAATTGTAACTTAGACAGTGGCATTGGGTCACGAAATTTCCTCATAGGTTACAATGACAGATAGATCATTTGCATTACTAGCGGTGACTCCTAGAGATGTGTCTTCTTCTAAATACACAGGAGTATCTCTAGTGATAATGTCTAGGTTTGTATTTGCCGCGACTGCTTTCAACTGGATCAACATTGTCTGCGTTCCACTAGCTGAACCGCCTGCTGCGTTAGCTTGATTAAACAAACCAGCAGTAGCATTAACGCTGTCACTACCGTCTATGTTTACAACACGTAAAAGCAAAACACGTAAAACTTTTCCCGAGCTAGAAGCATTGTTTAATACCGAAGTTGCCGAGGTTGTGCTTAAACTAAACGTATCTGTTTTAAGCGTTAATGTTCCAATATTTACGACGTTGGGCGCTGACATAGCAACCTCCTAATTCATTATGATGTCAAACGCGATAGCTTTGCCAACTGTTGCGGCACTGCTAAAGCTGAGAGTTGCGGACCCATTTGTAGTCAATACTTGACTAGCTGATCCATCTGACGAGGGCAATGTAAACGTATCTGCAAAGTCTTTTAAGTTTTGGTCATATGGCTGCACATCTCCAGATCCACCACTACCAATCGCGAGTCCAAGATTAGTTCTTGCCGTGGATGCATCTGATGCACCCGTGCCACCGTCCGCAACAGCAAGATCTGTGATCCCAGCAACAGTGCCCCCTGTGATATTAACACTGCTCATGGATAAATCGTTCGTCAAATCGCTAACGGATGCCCCCGATCCTGCACCATCACAGTAGATAATCTTACTATCGCCGTTTCCCACTGTAACATTACTGCCAGACCCTTGCGTGAAGATAGCGTCTTGTCCGCTGTCATTTTGCACAAAGTACAAGTGATCGCCGTCATTCGGAGAAACAGTGATTGTATTAGTGCCAGAAGGTGATCCTGTAAGAACTAAAACCTTAAACATACCCTCAGACAGTGTTCCGTCTGTTGTTGTAAGAGTGTGGGTAGTGCCTGACAATGAAATAGAACCAACGCCGTTAACCAAACGCGTAATAATGTCAAAATTAGTGTTTGTGGTGGTGCCCCATGTACCTGACTGTTCGCCTGTTGCGATCTTTTCGATACCACTACCTGTGTACGAACTGGGCATATCTTATCCTACGCTGCTATAATTTCTGTCCAAACAGTGTTTGTCTCTGGGATTATTCTTCCCCAAACTAGCACAGTTCCTACACTCGCGCTAGAGGATACTCCCGTTAATGTAATCGTAGCATTTCCCGATACGGTAACAGAACCAACTCCAACCGTAGCAGCAAATGAAGGAACAGGAAGACTCGCAGAAGTTTTTTGCGTAACAGCACCACCAGAACCCGTAGCACTTACGCCTGTAGTAGTAATACTCGCCTCACCAGATACCGTAACGGAGCCTCCAGAGCCAGTCCCTTCAAGGCCCGTTGGCTGCACATCAATGCCCGTGCCGACACTAACCGTAACAGATCCACTTGATCCCGCCCCCTCAACTCCAGAAACAATAGCTGCAGTGCCGCCGCCAACTGCTACAACCACCCCTCCAACAGACGCAACCGCAGACAAGCCCGTTGAATTTAAGCTCTGGTCCGTAACTAAAGATACTGTCCCTACGCCCCCCGTGCCTGCAACTCCCGTAACATTCGATCTTGTTATAATCAAAATGTCAGCTAATGGTGCTGCGGCTAATGGGCTAAACCCCAGCATTAGATAACCCTAACTTTGAGGTTCTGCGTTGCAAGGGATGTAATCCTTACCTTGTTTGCGGCAGGAAAATCATAGTTGTAGTCAGTGCCTAAAATGGCTCCTTGATTAAGTGTAGCTGCATCGTAGTTGATACTAACACCATCTGACGAAGGCACATCTAATGAGGCAGACCCTAAGTATAAGCCAATCATCAAATCTAAGCTATCACCTAACGTATAATGATTTGGGTCTGTAACAGCCTC